AATAACGAGTGATTGACTGTTAAGCCCATCACCTAGCGCGATTAAATTAGAAAAAGTAGCATTACTTGCCGTAAATCCTACACCGTCAAGCACCGCACCATCAGCATTAAACCGAGGGTCTAAAAATGCCCTTAGCTCTGCTGTGTCATTGGGATACGGCCAAACGACGGCCTGATACCTGCGATCCCCAGCAGGATCAAATACACCAGTTAATGATGGGTCAGTGGCTCCGCCGGTCATGCCGGTAACAGCCACGCTAACGCCCTCAGCCTCTCCTGATATAGCGATAGGGATTGAATTACCATAAGTCCCCCCGTTAACAGCCGTCAGCGTCACAACGCCCACCACATTAACTGAGGTTACGGGGGAATTAAGATCCGCCAAAATCACAGCATCTAACGCATCCCCAATAACGGTTGGGGTGTCGCCAGAAGTGACAGCAACCGAATGTTTATGATTGCGATCTGATCCAGCCGTAAAAAATAGTTCACCGTCTGCCGTGGCCGTCCCGGTAATCGTGAATATACCCTCTGAAGCGCTTGCCCCACCGTCGTCATTAAGCACAATTGCATCGACTTGGACTTGCTGATTTCGAACCTTATTCGCCCGAATTAGCGCAGCAAGCATTGAATCCTTGCCAAATAAGGCATCCTCAGCGCCGCCATTGACAATATTTTCAAACAATGCGCCAGTGCCAGCGGTGCCGGTTGTTTTCTGCCCAACAAACAGGATTTTTTGCGCGGTATTGCCCACTACTTGCGTTGCCGCAATGATGCTAGTGGTGACTTTCGGTTGATTAATAGTGGTCATTTGGCCTCATCTCCTTTCTTCTTTTTTGGTGCGGAGGGCTTAACGATCTCCACGCAATTGTCTAACTCTGATTCTTTGATTCGGTTACGCCAAAATTTATCTAGCGGGATGCCGTTAGAGTTAGTTTTAATAGTGACTGTGCCAGTGTAACCCGGCACGCTGTTAATTTTAAGTTTTTGTAATTTCATAGCCCCTCGCTATTAAAAATTGGCATCAGCCCAGGTATTAAAATCTGCGAATTCTGTTGGGAACGTATCGTTAATAAATTCAAATTCCCACGCTTCAATGTATCTAAAACCGATTCCCATAGCTTGTGGGAAAATAGTCGTGTAGTCGTCATCCTCAAATCTGAATGTTTGATCAGAGCGCCCGATCACTTGCGCGTATTTATCACCAGTAAACGCCGTCATGCTTGTGATAAGATCCGGCTGGAATGATGTTTTACCGGACAACCACCAAGACGCTATTCCCACTTGAGTTAGCGTAGAGTCAGCCGTTAATTCATCGATGATTCGATCTGCAATAACCGTTGTACTTAAAATATAATGCAATTCTACAGCTGAATTTTTATTGCCGAACGCGTCAGAAATATTCCTGCTGTTTTCGATTGTACCATCAACCCAAGCATCGGCAGTGAAACCGAATCCAAGCAATTCGCTATCGGTAACGCCGTTAAAATGGCCTTCAATGCCGTTAACTGTGTACTGTGGCTGATAGACTAATCTTAGGCTATCATCGTCGCCGTATTCTTCAGCCAAGGCAAAAAGCAATAATCTTAATTTGTCGTTGGGGATAGACGAATCCCACATTTTCGGAACTCGTTTATCCTCTAAGCTGGGTGTTGTAATATCGAAAAAATCAACACCGAGGGTATCGATCATCCAATCGGGCGTGTCTCCCCCCGCAATTATAGCTAACGACCAATCCAAGCCTCTACTCGTGATCTCTTCGCGCTCTGTGTCAATGGACGAGAAGTCATAAACACCCTGCACAGCTTCTAGAACGTTCCATTTCACGCGAATCAATGCGCCCCTTACGTTGGCGTCATCCAATGCGGTTGGGTTGCCGAAGCTGCTTGAATAAATACCTTTTGAGGGGATCACTTCTTGGTAGGGTTGGTCATCCAAATCTATTAAAGTGTTAAAAGTTTCTGTCCCGATATCCAAGCCCATGGTCATGTCGATACATCTAAACGCTACGTCATCAGCCGGCACGAACACATCGGATTGCCCAAGCTGAATAGTGGACTCGTAAACATATTGGTGGGCGTAGAATGCTGTACTGTACGCCTGCAATCCATGCCCGGTTAGCATTAACGGGTTGTTGCTATTTTCTACTAAACTAGGGAACCTAAATCCTAGAATGCTGTTACAGATCGGCTTTAATAATTCCTCGCATCGGTCCCGCGCTTCTGCGCCAGAAATTTCGCCCGTAGTGGGCAAAAAAACGAATATATTAACAGCTTGAATAATTCGCTGATTAAAATAGTGCCCTATTTGCAGGTTATCGGTGCTGTCAGTATCAATGTTCCGGTTTTTACTGGCTAAAGCATCGCCCAAGACAACAAATAACCATGCTTCGTCCGGGTTTTGCTTAGTGTAAGCCTCCAACAATCGGTCAAAGGTGACAGCAGTGGACACACGCGGGCTAGTTTTAGCAACGATAGTGCCACTCGCCGGGGTGAATATGCCATCAGTTACGAGGTATTCAAACGTTGTCGGGGTGGGAACTGCTGTTATTTGTCGTAGACCGTTATATGTTGCGAAAATATTCGAGGCGTTTAATAGCAATGGTGAGCCGGTGCCGGATATTGGCCCGCTGTCGTCAACCATGAATGTTAATGTTCTTCGATTCGGAACGCTTAATAGTTCAAACGTGCCGTTAAATTCTGATTCTGTAGTACCGCTAATTTGGACATCGAACCCGGCATTTTCAGTAATGTCGTGATCAGTTTCAGTAATCAGTGTTGCAACAATTCCCACCCTATCAATATCAATGATTACGATTGGGGTTTGAGCGCCGTTTATATTTGCCTGACTACCTACCGACAGACCATGCGCAGTGGGGGTGGTCGCCGTGGCAGTAGTGCCCACGCGAACTAAACTACTAACCGAAATCTGCGTGGTAAAATCATCCACCTGAGTCGGTAATACTAGCGCTATTTGATTAACAATGTCTTTAGCCTTCAAAACCCCTTCCCTCTAGCCTTTTGCCAATCTCACGCTCAAAATTATTCTGGAAGTTGCGGCGCTCATCTCTAAGACCGTTTTGCAGCGACGGCCTAGCCGCCATATTCTTAGTGCCGAATTCGACGCCTGCCGCGTAATCCGGAGCGGGTTCTTTTGATTCGACACCATAGCCGTATTCTAACTGATTAAAGTTAACTTTAAACCCTAACGACTTTCTAAGCTTTCCGGTTAGATTAGCGTGCGTCTCGCCCGGTGCAGAGGCCCTATGCCTGCGCCTGCGCCCCGTAGCGCTCCTTATGACGTAAACCCTACCGCCTTTTGGCTTGTGAAGGATTTCAGCGTTAATGGTCTTTTGCAGCCCTTTGGCGGAAGTGTAGACGGCGTGCTCTACGCCAGACCGGGTTAACCCGCGCAAATTTTCAATTTTATGAACCGTTCTCCTGCTTTGTCGATCCATTTCTATACTCACGCCTTAGCCGCCTCGCCTATGCCGCGATCATTGCAGGTGAGTATTAAAACTTCGTCATCTTCACAACAATTTTCCACGGCTAGAATATCGATTCTTCGACCCTTGAATAAGATCCAGGTTTCAGCGGTAACGCCTGCAACAAAGGCAATGATTATTTCATGGGTGATATTAACGTCTGTGCCAACGCCATCAAAAAAGGTCTTTCCGCGTGGAGTTTTAACGATAGCTTTCAGCGGATCACTATCGCCGGAAAATGTTTCGTCAAAATTAGTCGAGCCGAACAAAGGCGGCGCAATATCGCGGTTTTGCAAAATAACCGTTTTATTGCTTTTTGCTATGCTGTGAGCTAACAACGACATTTACAGGCACCCGATTGAAAGCAAGGCAGTGGGCTGTTTGTCTAACTCAGCAAGACACCCGCCAGACAGCGCGTTAGCTCGTTGGCCGTAGGGTGTACCCTTAATCCCATCGCCGGCTTTAAACCCGTATACAGCGCTACCGCCGGAACACGCATCGGTCTCCGATACCATAGCCAGCGTTTGCTCGGTAGCAGCGGCATAGTGCGCACTAAGCCAAATTTCAACTTGTAGTAAGCACGCGTCGGTTAAATCCGCACAATCAACAATACGATCTACTAGACAAGTGGCCGCGTCGATTGATGCCCTGATCTGAGGGTCTGTTAATGATGTTGAGGTGGGCAATATAACCCGCACTTCTGTCACTGTTGCTCTAGTCACTGAATCCAATCCTATAAAACATTAACGTTACAAGAATACTATTGTCGGTAGTCGAGGCATTGATCCAACGACCTGGAGGGACAATTAAATTTAAACCCGTAAGTATAAAGTTGTTGGCTCTAACTAGTTGCGGCCTGACTACTACTGACAATTCAGTCAGTGACGTGGCCGAGTCTGACTCATAAATAACGATATCCGCCGGGCTGGTATTACTGACTGTATTGTTAGCGCTGGCTATCACATCAGTGATAACTATTGCTTTTCCATGCTCGGGCACTGCAAGGTTAAAAGCGGTGCCCACCACGTCCAAGTTTTGCGCCGATGCATCGCTATATTCAATCGGTGCTGTTACCAGTTGACCGAAAGACGTAACTTTTGCTGGCAGATTAGTGTCACCGTCGATTATTACGCAAGGGGACGCCATTAAGTGGTAATCTCCTTTAAATACGCTTCTATCAAGAGCGTGAGCGGCATCGAAGTATTGCCAGGCGGGGGTGTTATGATCCCAGCGATAGAAACGCCTTTAGGAATAATTATAAAAACCTCATTAACAATCTGGTTCCCCGTGGTGAAAAATAAAGGTGATGATGGCCCCCCGCCCACTACCGTTGCGCCCTCTTGACCCAGCTCGGAAGTATTTTCAAGTGTTTTATTATTGCCAAAAATAACATTGATCGTGGGGACGGGAACACCTATTCCACCCACCAAGCTCAAACCGATGCCCGATTGCCTAAATGATTGATAGATTTGATTTGTTCCGCCCACTGATTGGCCGGCAGATGTTACCGAAGACTTTAAGATAATGTCACGGTTTTCATCATTTTGATAAACATAAATTGCAGAGGGATTGGCCGAGGTAAGCACTATTTCAGGCACTAGAATAAAATATGCGTCACCGCTCACCCCTGCATCAACCGCGTCGTCTCGCGCAACTGTCCGCGTTAATAATCGGTTAGTGTTATCAACCGACGCTGTATATCTATTATCACCGCCTTTTATAGTAGCCATGGTTACGCCTCCAGTCTCAGTAGTGATACACCAACGTCGATTTTAACGAACGTATTGCCCACGGGCGCGGTTACTGTCATTCCAAACGAAGTACCCGGCGGAATAACGATGGCATCGAGCGGAATAGTAATACTCGCGGGCGTCATAGGAATGAGTCTGTCAAGTTTCACATTCCCCGCTAGGGTATCGCCTGTTGATCCTGTTTTGGCCGTCACTTCTAGGGGTTTTTGAGATCCTAGATTCTGTGAGATAACAAGAGCATCAGTTCCGCCAGTAATTATCGTTCCCGATGTGGGGTTTGTATAAAAAGAAACAAACCATTCTCCTGCCCCGTCGCTTAGAGTTGACACTATTAATAGTTGAGTAAGCGCCCATCCTATTGTTTCGGGTTCGTTATTTTGAACGTAAATTACCGGCGTTTCCACATCGTCAGTTAGCGTGATAAATCCATCGGGGCTTATGTTGTATCTGTCGCCCTTGATCGATGCCGCTAAACTGTTTGAAACCACCTGGGAAAAAGTGGAAAGTTGCCCATCCTCATTAACCCGCGCCGCTTGACTTGTTATCCCGTCCACCACTACTGTTATTCCGCCGCTCATACGTCCGTCTCCTCAATGCCAGTCTCTTCTGTTTCTTCATAACGGGCATTTAATAATCTTAACTCGCACACGATAGAACCCAGCAT